GCTGCCATTTTGCTGTGGGCAATATTTGCAGAGCCATTAATTTCTGCGTTGTTAATTGAGTTTGTGAGGTTTAGTTTTGTGTGAGAAATAGCGGCCGTACCCGATATATCAGTGTTTGTAATAGTTCCTGGATTAATCGTAGCAGTGACTGTTCCTAGCGCGTCGTCGTATGTTAAAGTAATTTTCGTACCGGCAATCATCATAGATCCAGCGGCATCTTGTGCTCTCTCGATTGAAAAATAGAGGTTACTCGTACCTTCTGGTAGGTCATCAGTTGACGACAAAGCCGATCCTGTTGAGAATTGAAACTCAACTCCAGCATCATTTTTTAAATAAAGTTTGTTGTCTGTTTTTGGATATATACTAATAAACCCAGACGGCGGAGTTGTGCCAGCGCTACCTGTTTCAAGTTCAAGAATTGATGCCATTATATATACTCCCCAACTGATCCAGCTTTGAGCGTCATGGATTTGTTCAATGTTCCGTCTGTTATTTTAAGTGCTGCGCCGTCATATATTATAACCTTAGCTCCATCTTCAACAATCATTTTCTCTCGGATGATATGCTTATATGACTCGTCAACTGTCGTCGTCGTTTGCGTGTCGCAACTCGTCGTAGACCCTATAACCGGCATTATGAAATCTCCTCAACTGCGACGACGATGCTACCAGCCTGAGATTTTGCGTAAACAATGATAGCATCTGTTAAATCCCAGAACCTCTCGCCACGAGCCGGAACCTCAACGCCTACATATCCAATCGCAGAGTTATCATAGTTTACTTTTAATTTAATTGTAGAGCTTTGGTTTTGAATTGCTAGGCCGTTTCTTCCAGATAACGGAACTGCTGGAAGTGGCCACCACTGCGCATCGTCTATCGTCATCTCGGTTATGCGCCCACCATTTTTTAGACCTGACGGCCTAATTTCGCCAGTAACGGTGGTTCTTACGGCAACCTCACCGTTGAGTTCCTCAAACTTTTGAAACTCGCGGTCGTTTAACGTTGGAGGTAATGACATCGCTCGTTATCCTTTTTGCGTTCACGTCGCCGGTGAAATAAGCTACCTGACGTGTCCCGTGCGGTACGATGAAATGTATTTTAATCGGTGTTCTAATTGCACGCAACTGTGCGATCAAATCTGCCGGATCGTTGCCGACAATAAAGCCCATTGAGTCGTAGGGATTGAGAGAATCGAAAGCGATCATAAATCACCAAAAGATAAAAAGGAAGCGAGGCTCTTAACCTCGCCCCCATTGCCACATTAAGCAGCTGTAACTTTAATACATTTTTTAGCACCTTCGATGCCAAGAGCAACGCCGAAAATCAAATCAACTGACATCAGAATTCCATGCTTTCCAGCAGGATGGAGATCAGAGATTTTCACTGCCATTTCTTTTGCCATAACCATTAGCAATGCGTCTGGGCAAAGGAAAAATGCGGTGTCTTCTGCCAAGCTGTTGTCCTCAGCAATTTGCCAGCCGTAACGACGAAGGCCAAGTTTCCCGCCAATGACAGGAGTATCAGACGCGCCAAAGTCAGAGCTCACAAGAGTTTGAGAAGCAAGCACGTCGCTATAGTAGGAAGGATCAAGAAGACCAAACCAGCCTTTTGACATATCCCATTTTGCTTGGGCAGCAAGTTTACGGACAGCTAGAAGCTGTGTGCTGTTCATATCGGTGACGCCATTGATAACGTGATCAGGAGCAGCAGCCGATGGAACAAGCGCAGCGTAAAGAGCTGTGTTGACAGCCTTCTCAACTGCAAAAACCAAGGAAGCCATAACTTCTGGATTTTGGCGATCGATCAAAGACATCAGCTCAACTTCGTCAGCAAATTCAAAAGCAGCTGTGACATGCTTGTCAGCTTTTACGTCAACATAGCTTGTAGAAATTGCAGACGGAGCAAATGTATTGCTGTCTACTGTGCCAACTGTTTTAGTTGTAGCTGATGGAGCCGCTACGGAGTAAACACGTACAGTGTCCCCACCCTTGCGGATTTCACCAGAGTAATCCTTGTTTACAATGCTTCCAAGCAAGAGGCTTTCGCGTAGTTGTTTGGTTGCTACTGGAGACCAGTATTTTTGCACCTGTGCTGCAATGTCTGTTAAGTTTGTACTTGCCATTTTTTCACTCCTTGAAAGTTTGGCTTTAGTTAAATTTATTGCCCCCAGATTATCTGATCCCGCCTCCATTTGTTCATTTCGGCAGAATTTTTGAGAGTCTTCCACTCTGATTCAGTGATTTTACCTGGGCCACCATTCAAGCCTTGGGGAGCTTGTGCTGGAAACTTGGTAACTCTCTGCACCATTTCTGGCCATTGCCTTTTGAGTGACTCAGCCACTCGAGCAACGGTCATCTTGTCGATCTCTCCAGTTTCTGGATTGACTGCTACCTCATCGGTATCAATCAGTTTAAACCATTTCTGGTCAACCTGGCCTCCCAGAGCTTCGATCACTGAAGTCAACTTCATGCCACGGGTGATGCGCTCGTCCAACTCCTGTCGTTGAGCACGTTCCCTAGCTAGTTCCTCTTCCCGAGCCTTAAGCAGAGCTTCATAGTCACCGCGCTTCCTTGCGTCAGTTTCTTCGCGCTCCTTTTCCTTGGCTAAAAAAGTCTCAAGTTGTGCTTGCAGTTTCTTTTTTTCGTCCAAGAGCTTTCGGTGTGTCTCGTAAGCGATTGTTGACTTAGCTTCTTGATTCTCTGGTTGCGCCACAGGCTCCCCAGATTGCTCCACAGGAGCTTTCTGATCGGTCATTTGTCACCATCCTTGGTTAAAACGTGTTAAAATTATATCACTTTTCTCTTTCTTAGCAAATCCCCAAACGTTTTTCTATAAAATCTCACAATCTGTTTAAATTCTAGTTGCGATATTCTAAGGAAAATCCTTTTGGGCCTGTTGCGTCCACCTTCTTCGTTATATCTAGCGATATCAGCGTTTGATTTGCCGTCATTGCGCCTGCCAGTGGGCCTGATAATGATTGTCCTGTCTTTGGTTTCAGAGATAATGCTATCAAGCATTTGGCCTGTCAGCGTCAAGTTTGATCTAGTTGGTGAGGTGTTAGACGATAAACTGTCAAACATTTTACGCTTTTTGACGTAACCTGGGCTTAGCCTTGCCAGCCTTGTCTTTGCTTGTAAGTTATCTTTGACTCCATAGCCTAGCCTCGTGCGCTTGACTACCAAATCACGAGCAAAGACGCCGACATCCCGTAAAGCAGCCTTACTAATCGCTTGCTCAACCGATTTCTCTAGCTTTTTTATGATGTTGGCAAATTGCCGTTGCCCACTCATTCTTGAGCCTTTACAAATCTAATTATCTTAGAAAGCTCTGTTTCAGTAATTCCCAAGAAGTCTCTAGCTTTCTTTGGGTCTGGCGTGGGCTTTCCATATGTGCCACGGATATTACCATCAGCTTTGGCGTTCTCTTCACTGCCTGGCTCAAATCCAATGGTCACGCTGCGGCTTGTCTTATCCAAAACTTCTATGGCTGCGAGCATATCGCCAGACAACTGCAGATCAACTTTACCCGCTGACTTGCCAGCCACTTTAAAATCAAGGCTCTCTTTGTATGACTTCGAGTAACCTGGAAACCTTCTACCCTCTTTGTCTTTGCCTTGATCGGTACGGTTTACAATTCTTTCAATGATAAGGTCAGCAACCTCATCCTTTTGGTCAGAGTTTAGGCCGTAACCTGATAGATCAATCTTGATCTTCTGCCATTTCGTCGCCATTGTCTTCCTCTTGAGTTTCTACAGGGCCAGTCTCACCTTCTCTAGCCTCAAGATCAATGCCACGTTCTTCATCAATTTCACGCTCTAAAGCCTCAATCTGAGCATAAGTCATTTGAGGATTGAGCATCTGAATAGCTCGGCTGCGAGTAGTAAAACCAGCCGCATATTCTTCACGGGCTTCTTGGATTAACTGCATACGCTGTGTGCCGACTGGGATAACAGAGAATCTTGCCACAACTTCAGCTGTGCTTGAGAAGATTGTGCGATTTTCTACCAATCCTTGGCTAACCCATATTGGATGCATCTTGTGTAAGATCATGTCCCACATTTCATGCTCTGCTTTTGCGTAGGAAACTGTTTGAGCTTGGCGCACATCAAAAGTATCAGCCTCGTCAATGATTTTGGCAATACCTGAAACCGATTGCTCTGGCGCAAGTTGTCCGACTGATCCTGTCTTAATCCCCTTAGATCCAAGCCACAAAGAAAGCTCTGACTGGATCAAATTAAGCACTTCCTGATAATCAACTTCTGGCTTTAAAGTTCCAATCTCTATATCCTTCTCAGGGTCATCAGACTTTAAAAACCAAAGAGCATTAGGCGCATAAGTTGGGTCTGCTACTTCGCCATTTTTGATGTAGGTGATTGAGAAACTAGAGAACAAAGCGGCAAGGTTTAAATCAGTCAAAGCCGCTGGCACATATTCAGCAAGTCTGATTGAGTCCAAGTCAGGCACAGGCACCAGCTTTAGTGCGCTTTGGTTTACATAAACAAATGGCAGCACACCGTATGGATTGACGCCATCAGCAAGGCCCATTTCTTCCATTGCAGCATAGTCAACAGTCTCATCACTCTTAACTACTGCAAACTCAGTATCAGTGTAGACCCAGTAGATCTCACGCTTTTCAGCATCACGGCCAGCAAGCATGATAACCATAGTTGGCTTGGTTGGATCGACAAGGTCATCAGAGAAAATAGCAAAGCGGTCATTTGGAATGACTCTAATCTTTGGCCCGTCTTCTGTGATGTAAGGATGAATCAGCGCAGACCTACAAGCATTATAGAGCCTGTTAGATTGATGCATTATCATGTTGGCATTGGTCTGTTTTTCGTACCAAGATAAAAGCTCTGCATCTGCTTCATTGCCATCAGATATTTCTCTGATAACTCCGGTCTGGTAAATGTTGGATAGCTTATCTACGTACCTAGGAATGATATTGATCGGCACAATGCGCTCCATCGCGTAGCGCAGCACTCTTGGTGACAGTAAACGCTCAAGATTTTTAACGATGTAAGGCTCAAGATTGCCCTCAAGAATGTCCAGCATTTTATAATTAACTTGCATGGTATCTGATTGGGCTTGTACTACTTTTTTGACTAGCTTCGGGTCAATCATCTTAGCTCCTTACAATATTATCGAGCGTGTTCCGCCACGATCTTGGTCAGCAAGTTTCCTGACTATGCAATAGCCAAAGGCTGTCGTAACGTGCTGATATCTTTTTGAGTCATCTTCAATAAGATTAGCACCTTTTTTAAATGCCGTCAGCCTTAAGCCTTGATCTAATGTCGGGCAGTTATGAACGAATAGTCTAACCTCTCCACGCTCATTCTTGCAATATGCGTTGATAGTATTATGACGGGTTCTAATTGCTGGATTTGACAACGGAACGCAGTATTTATAACTGATGCCAGCCCGATCAAGAGATTCTTTGATTATTTCGTAGTCACTTCGCTTACTTGAGGTGTGCCTAGCCTTTCCAGATGCGTCACCATAAATCTCATACTGTTTACCCGGCACAATGATGCCACGGTCAAAAAACTCTTTCATGACCTCATCAGTTCTCGCACCGTCAATGATGACCTCATCGAAAGCATGAAAGCAGCCGTCTTCATATGCCATAGC